GTCTGGTCTGGTGTCTGGTCTGGTCTGGTCTGGTCTGGTCTGGTCTGGTCTGGTCTGGTGTCTGGTCTGGTCTGGTGTCTGGTCTGGTCTGGTGTCTGGCAGACCTTTAATCTAGCACTGGCAAGGTTTTACAGCGCTGGTAATACTCACCTATCAATTAAGCAAAATAAAACCCCTAGAGTGCCAGTCTAGGGGTTTTAAGTTTAGGAGTTTACTGGTTTATAGTTTCCACATCAAAATTAGCAGTTCAATAAATAAAACTATTAGTAGATATATCATGCCATAAAACCATAGGCAAAAATACTGCCTAAAAGTATCCCCAGTAAGGCAGTGCCTACCCAGTCCCATATTGTCAGTTTTGTATTTTCCATGTTGTGTCCTTTATTCCATGTAAGCAGGAAAAGAGTTATAGGGTTTAAGACCAAAGTCTGCACGGGCAGTCTTATGGTCTGTGATGCCAGCAATAAAACTCTGCTCATCAATCTCTCCCTGCATGAGCATATCTGCCAAGTCTAGAAAAGCATTAACCCCAAAGACATCCACAAAACTATCCAGAGAGCTATAGGAGAGCTTTCCTGCCTTTTCGTACCCCATATAGAGTAAGTCCTCAATCGTGGCCTCAAGGTCGTAATAATCAGGGTAGTAATACTCTCTAGACCCGTACACACTGCCAGACCCCATGTAGTCATACTTGATTGGCAGTCTAGTGTCTGGCACTTCTTTAGATTGCTTGAGAATGAGTGCTTGTGCCTTTTTACTTTTTTTGTATCCAGTCTTACTGGCAGTATCACTGGCAGACCAAGCATAAGTGTTTGAGAGCCAGAGACCTGCCCAATACACTCCAGAGCTTTGATTGACTACTGCCTGTCTGCCCTGCTCATCCATTAACACAAACTTATTTGAGGCGCCTATATGACTGCCAATAATGGCAGAAAATTCACGAGTAAAAGCATAATCAGGGTTATGAGCCAGCATAGGTCTCAAGTAGTCCTTGATATAGTGCCAAGTGTCACTTTTACTGGTGTCTGCTTGATTGCCAGTGGCTAAGATGCCATTGTGCATGAGCCAGAGTGAAGTCCCATGTTCTTGCTGGTTGAGGACTTCATAGGGATGACAGTTAGTCAGATCAGTATCCCCATGAGTTCTCATCCTGAGATGGAAAGCGCAATTTTTGCCAGCAATATGATTGCTATAAAAGTTAATAAAATCTTCTGCTGATACTGGCAGAATTTTCTCAACTACTAACGCTCCATTTTTTGCATACATCACGCCTACACCATCAGAGTTGTAATCGTAAAAATCAGAGAGCCAGACCCTAGAGAGAGCTGGAGAGTTTTGGTTTTGGGTAATTAGTAAACACATAATAATTTTGTCCTTTTCGTGAGGTATTTATTAAACTTCTGAAACTTCTGGTAATGCTGGTAAAGCAGGAGCAGGGACTTTACGCAAGTTGTCTGCCAGCTCATATCCCTTTTCTTTCAGATACGCTCTCAAAAATCGAGTGTCTTTTCGGTTTTGTGGAGCAGAGATAAACTCCAAAAACTTAGCACTGGTCAGATCGTTAGTGCTTGCTTGTGCAGTGAAGTGCCAGCAAGCAAAGGCAAACTCCAGACATGAAATCATGGTCTCATATTTAAGAGTGCCCTTAAATAACCTAAACTCCACTGTCTTATCATTCCTGAAGTTGAGTGCTTCATACCTATCAGAGTTCAGTCTCCTAAGCTGGTCTGCCTTGTCCTTGCTAGAGTGGAATGAGTCCTTGAGCCAGTGCTTGTCCTCCTTTTTATTCTGAAGTTTGGAGTATCCACTGGCATCCCGTCTGGCAATATCTTTGACTAATTTCAAGTTAGCAGGGTCATTGATAAATAGCACAAGTTTTGCACCATGTAGAGTGGTCATGCTGGACTTACATACATGGACATGAAGTCCACAAGTGCTAGTGTCGTGAGACTTAAGACCCTTTACCCTTTGCTTGAAATACTGGAGCTGGTTTTTATGCACATCTAGACCCGTGTAAGCAGTAACCATCTCAAACCCATTATCCAGAGACCCGTCCTCCTCCATCAGGCAGTAGTTGTGCCTTATCCCGTCCTCATCTCGATAGTCTGAGATATTGTCCAAAATAAGTCCAGCTCTACTGTCCTTGTCATAATCTTCATGCACTTCTACCTCCAGCTCCAGACCTAATAACACTCTAGGAGAGCGCATATCGTAACCGGACGGAATATGCCCTAAGTTGTTTTTGCTGGAGTGATAACTGCCTATATGCTCATATTCTGGTTCGTTCTCCTCCTCCTGCTCATCTTCATAGTCTGAATTGCTTATGTAAGTATCTCTAGAGTGAGAGTAAGAGTAATTCTCCTCAAGGCAATCTTGGCAAACTTGATAGTCTCCATCATAGGTGTGAGTGCAATCATCTATATGGAAATAATCATTGCACTCCTCACAACAAAAAAAACTTTCCCTAAAATGAGTATGTAATAAGTCTGGTATATCTTTTCGATAACTTACCCTAGTCCCGTACTGGTTGATTGCATCCAGAGCGCTCCTCCAGTCATCATTCTGAATTGCTAGTCCCAGCTCCAGACCTACAATTTTATACATCTTGATGCGCTCCAGAAGTCCAAATGGAGAGTGTCCAGATAATCTGCCTTTCTGCATTGACTGCCAGTCTTTCCCAAGATTTTCCGAGATGATACCTTTAGCACGACTGAATAAGACCTCACGTTGTCTTTCAGGAGTTGAGCCAGTTATCTGCTCCCGTGCCTCTCTCCATTTTTGCATTAAGTTTTGAGCCATTTTGAGTCCTTTAGTTTAGTTAATTAAATGAGAATAATTCTCATGCACTACTGCACTTCTACTGCTCTCCTGATTTTAGACCACAAGTTTAAGAGACTGCAAGCAATTCTTTTACATTAGTTGTGGTGTCTGGTGTCTTGGTGATGTTGTGGACAAGTTGTGGCAGTTGTGGACTGGTTGTGGATAGTATTGTGGACAATGGTAAAAGGCAGTTAGAGCCATAGCTGGTCTGCTTGTGGGTATTGTGGGTAATGATAAAAGGATATATAGCTAAAGATTGTATTTTGTATATTGTGTCTGCACGAATGTTATAAGTTAGCGATTTAAAATGACTGTCCAAATTGCCCACATGACCCACACTTTGCCAGAACGTCTCCAGACCTTTTCCAAAATTCTGCCAGTTGTGGGCATTATGGGTAATACTTTAGATAATGACCCACATTACCCACAAAATGATAATTATGGGCTCTTGGTTGTGGGTAGCCCACATGACCCACAACATAATAAGATAATGGCATTATGTTGATTATTAGATAATCAATAGATAATCAGCACATAATCAATAGCTCATGGTATGAGCTAGTAGGGTAAACCCCTAGCTTTAAAAACTGCCTAATTTTTAGGCATACCCCCCTAGGGCCAGGGCTAACAGCCCATCGGTCACGGTAAGTTCACGAACAATTTTTTTTCTAAATAGAAATCCGTCCCAAGCTATTAAGTTTTATTTTTTATTAAAAAGTGATAACATCACGCGTATGTTCCAAAGCTTCCACTACGAACCTCGCAAGCTCCAAGCTACAGAGTCACGGCTCGAAGCGATAATGAAAGCCGCCAAGCTCGGGCTTAAGGGCGACTCTTTGGCGCTAGCAGCTGGAATGACCCCAACCGAATACAGGCAGTTAGTGTTGTTTGACCCCATTGCGGAATACGCAGAACTCAAAGGGAGAGCAGATGGAGAACGTGAAATGTCTGAAGTCTTGCATCTTGCTGCAAAAGAAGGTGACTCCAAAGCCGCCCTTGCCATCCTCCAGCACCAGCACGGATGGGTTGCCAAGCAACAGCTTTCAATCGATGTTGAACAACGAATATCTATCACGGCAGCGCTTGAACAAGCGCAATCAAGAGTTATCAACGCTCTGGAAAACCAACCCGCCCAGACTGTAGAGTTCAAAGAAGTGCCTAGCAAACAGAAGCTAAAAGCCGCCTAAATGCAAACTACTCGCTATTCCGCGCAAGATGAACAAGAACTCATGGCGCGGTTATGGTCACCCGCCATCAAGGACAACCCACTAGCGTTTGTGATGTTTGCCTTCCCTTGGGGACAAGCAGGCACACCGCTTGAACACTTCACTGGCCCACGTAAATGGCAGCGCCAGGTATTGACTGATCTAACAGATCACATCAAAAAGAACGATGGGCAGATTGACTTTAGCGTACTAAGGCTAGCGATTGCGTCAGGCCGTGGTATTGGTAAGTCGGCCTTAGTGTCCTGGTTAGTGCTGTGGATGATGACTACGCGGATTGGATCGACCGTAATCGTGTCAGCCAACAGCGAGAGCCAGCTACGCTCAGTCACTTGGGCTGAGATCACTAAGTGGTCGTCCATGTCCATTAACACCCACTGGTGGGAGATCAGTGCAACCAGAGTCATGCCAGCCAAATGGCTGACCGAGTTGGTTGAAAGGGATCTGAAGAAAGGCACGCGCTATTGGAACTTAGAGGGGCGGCTTTGGTCGGCTGAGAATCCTGACGCGTTCGCCGGTGTGCATAACTACGATGGGGTAATGGTCGTGTTTGACGAAGCGTCTGGTATTGACGACTCTATCTGGGCGGTGACAAGTGGCTTCTTTACTGAGAACACGCCCAACCGTTTTTGGTGTTGTTTTAGCAACCCACGACGCAATACAGGCTATTTCTATGAGGCGATCGAGGGTAGCAAACGGGACTTCTGGCAATCGAGGCAAGTCGATGCGCGGGAAGTAGAAGGCACCGACAAGAACGTGTACAACCAGATCATTGAGGAATACGGCGCGGATTCGTACCAAGCGCACGTAGAGGTGTACGGTTCGTTCCCATCAGAAGGGGACGATCAGTTCATCTCATCAAGCCTAGTAGACGATGCCATGAAACGGGACAAATGGCGGGATGACTCCGCGCCCATCGTGATTGGGGTAGACCCTGCAAGGTTCGGCAGCGATTCGACCGTTATTGCAGTGCGTCAAGGACGGGACATCGTGGAGATCCGCAAGTACAAGGGCGACGATACGATGGTGGTGGTTGGTCATGTGATCGAGGCCATCGAGCAGTATGAGCCTGCGGTAGTAGCCATCGATGAGGGTGGGCTTGGGGCGGGTGTGGTTGACCGGCTCAAGGAACAACGCTACAAGATCAGGGGTGTCAACTTCGCAAACAAGTCAAAGAACCCCATGATGTACGGCAATATGCGGGCGCAAATTTGGGGGCAGATGAAGGATTGGCTTAAGAACGCAAGCATCCCCAAGGAAAAAACGCTCAAGACTGACTTGATTAGCCCACTGATGAAACCTGACAGTAAAGGTGCCATTTTCTTGGAAAGCAAGAAAGACATGAAAGCCAGAGGATTAGCGTCCCCAGACAGTGCTGACGCTATTGCACTCACTTTTGCGTTTCCTGTTGCACACCGCGAATCTAAAGGTATACTTCGCAAACAGACATATCAATCTCAAGGCGCAGCCTTGAACTCATGGATGGGATCGTAATGGCGACAAAAAAACATGACAAACCCATAGCTCGTACAACCACGGGCAAAGGCGCGAACTACAAACCCACCGACAAAGGTGCGGGTATGACTGCCAAAGGAAGGGCTGCGTACAATGCAAAAAATAATGCAAATCTTAAGGCGCCTGCGCCAAACCCTAAATCTAAAGCGGATGTTGGGCGTAAAGCCAGCTTTTGCGCCAGGATGTCAGGCGTCGTTGCCCACGCCAAAGGCGACGCCCCGCGTGCGAAAGCCGCGCTCAAAAGTTGGAAATGTTAATAAGGAGAAAAAAGTGGCTACAAAACCTGGATTGTATTCAAATATTCACGCAAAGAAGGCTCGTATAGCTGCGGGATCAGGCGAAAAGATGAGAAAGCCTGGCACTGCGGGCGCGCCCACAGCTAAAGATTTTAAACAATCGGCTAAGACAGCTAAGCCTGCAAAGAAAGGTAAATGATGCCCCTCAAGAAAAGCCCAAGTAAAGAAGCCTTCCGTAAGAACGTGTCTGCGGAAGTCAAAAGTGGCAAGCCCGTCAAGCAAGCCGTAGCAATCGCTTATGCGGTAAAACGTGGAGCGATGTCTAAAGGTAAAAAATAAATTTAAAGCCGTTAAGGTTTTATCCCAAAGTAAATTGTTTAGCGGTATCATTGTCGATGCGCGAACCTGATGTGATCGGAATACTAAATGGCGTATGACCAAACCTCGATGAATATCGTCGGCAAAGTAGCCGACGTAGGTGGCAACCCCACTACTACTCCAAATGAACAGTCAGATGTTCTAGCTACCATGCGCCATCGCTTTCAGATGGCAATGTCTGCGTATTCTGAATCTAGAGAAGATGAGCTAGATGACCTTCGCTTTATGGCTGGCTCTCCAGACAACCAATGGCAATGGCCTGCTGACGTATTGGCAACTCGCGGTTCTGTCCAAGGGCAAACGATTAATGCGCGCCCGTGCTTGACCATTAACAAACTACCGCAGCACGTTAAACAAGTAACAAACGAACAGCGTCAGAACCGACCCGCTGGGAAAGTGATCCCTGCGGATGATAAAGGCGATGTTGAAGTAGCTGAGATCTTTGAAGGTATGGTTCGCCATATCGAATATATGTCTGACGCCGATGTGGTCTATGACACCGCTTGTGAAAACCAAGTAACGTATGGTGAAGGTTATTTCCGTATCTTGACTGAGTATTGCAACGAAGGTTCGTTTGATCAAGACTTGCGTTTAGGTCGTATTCGTAACGCGTTTAGCGTGTACATGGATCCAATGATCCAAGACCCTGCGGGTTGCGATGCTGAATGGTGCTTTATTAGCCAAGACTTAGAAAAAGACGAATACGAGCGTCAATTTCCAAATGCCGCGCCCATTACGTCCATTATGTCCCAAGGCGTAGGTGATGATTCCCTAAGCCAATGGCTAAATGAGAACACCATTCGTATTGTTGAGTATTTTTATTACACTCACACCCCAACTAAACTTAATTTGTACCCAGGCAACATGAGTCATTTTGACGGTTCGCCTGAAGATAAAGAAATGAAACAAATGGGCTTAAAACCCATTAAATCCCGCATAGTAGATGTCAAAAAAGTTAAATGGATGAAGTCCAATGGATATGAAGTCCTCCAAGAACAAGATTGGGCGGGCAAATGGATCCCCGTGATCCGCGTGATTGGTAACGAATTTGAAGTAGATGGTCGTATTTATGTGTCTGGCTTGGTTAGAAATGCCAAAGATGCACAACGTATGTACAACTATTGGGTATCCCAAGAGGCAGAGATGCTTGCTTTGGCACCAAAAGCACCATTTATCGGTTACGGCGGTCAGTTTGAAGGATACGAAAACCAATGGAAAACTGCTAACACGACCAATTGGCCGTATTTGGAAGTTAATCCCGATGTTACTGATGGAATGGGTGCAACGCTGCCACTTCCACAACGCGCCCCGCCTCCTTTGGCTCAAACAGGTCTTATCCAAGCCAAAATGGGCGCGTCTGATGATATCAAGTCTACTACTGGACAGTATGACTCGAGCTTAGGTGCCACAAGCAACGAACGCTCGGGGAAAGCTATTCTTGCCCGTGAACGCCAAGGCGATGTCGGCACGTTCCACTATGGTGACAACCTGACTAAAGCCATTCGTTTTGCAACGCGTCAGTTAATTGACCTTATCCCTAAGATCTATGACACCGAACGTATTGCCCGCGTGATTGGTATCGATGGTGAAGTGTCAATGGCTAAGATCAATCCTGAGCAAGACGAGCCAGTTAAGAAAATTGTTGATGACACAGGCGTTGTGATTGAAAAAATCTATAACCCTAGCGTAGGGTATTACGATGTAGTGGCTACTACTGGCCCAGGCTACATGACTAAGCGCCAAGAAGCGATGGAAGCTATGGCGCAGATTTTGCAAGGCAATCCTCAGCTATGGGCTGTTGCAGGCGATCTATTTGTTAAAAATATGGATTGGCCTGGCGCGCAAGAGTTGGCTGAACGCTTGGCTAAAACGATTGATCCTAAACTTTTATCGGCTGATGACGAAGATCCTGCATTGCAAGCTGCTCAACAGCAGATGCAAGCAATGGGTCAAGAGATGGAAGGTATGCACGCCATGCTTCAAAACGTCAGCAAGTCAATGGAAGCGCAAGAAATGGAGCGTAAGGATTTTGAAGCGCAAATTAAGTTGTTTGACGCTGAAACTAAACGGTTAACTGCCGTTCAAGCATCTATGTCACCTGAACAGATTCAAGATATTGTTTTAGGAACGCTGCACGCTGCAATGGATAGCGGGGATATCATTACTGAAATGCAACGCGGCACTGCAATGGATATGCAAGAGGAAGAACAGCCGATGGAACAGCCTATGCAACCACAAGGCCAACCAATGCCACCTGAACAAATGCCACCACAAGGGATGCCACAATGAAAGCGTGTGATTTTGTAGGAATATTCTTTTTAGCCCGTGATGTAACCCATTCGGTTCATTTAAATACCCGTAGCTATGCAAAACATAAAGCGTTACAGAAATTTTACGAGAATATTATTGATTTGGCAGACGCGTTTGCTGAGGCATACCAGGGACGGCATGGTTTGATCGGCCCTATCAGTTTAATGTCGGCTAAAAAAACTAGCAATGTGATTGAATTTTTAGAAGCCCAACTTGCTGAGATTGAATCAGTACGTTATGACGTATGTGATAAAAGTGATAGCGCTTTGCAACAATTAATAGATAACATTATTGAGTTGTATTTAACAACCCTTTATAAATTACGGTTTCTAGCCTAATGCCAATAACTGTCAACCATTCAACGCCTGCCGACGGTACTTTTAGTGCTACAGGCGCAACTGCTTGGGATGCTAACCATACGCTAACTGGCGTAGGGACGTTAGCCGAGCAAAATGCCAACGCAGTAGCCATTACTGGTGGTTCTATTACTGGCATCACTGACTTAGCTATTGCAGATGGTGGTACAGGTGCTTCAACTGCAAGCACAGCATTTAACAATTTAAGTCCATTAACGACTGCTGGCGATACTTTATATGGCGGTACTAGCGGTGCTGGCACAAGATTATCCATTGGTACAGCAGGGCAAGTATTAACAGTCAATAGTGGTGCAACTGCTCCACAATGGTCTACACCAGCTACAGGCACAGTAACTAGCGTTGGTGGCACAGGCACAGTTTCAGGTATATCGCTAAGTGGTACAGTAACTTCTACTGGAAACCTTACTCTTGGTGGTACTTTAGATTTATCTGCACCACCTGCTATCGGTGGCACTACCCCAGCCGCAGGTACATTTACTACTATTACAGGACAGACAGAAGTATTAAAAGGTACTGGGCAGAATTTATTTACTTACAGCCAAACATTTACCAATGGTGTTTGGAGTAGTTCTACTGCAACTAGGGCAGATAATCAAACAACTGCTCCAGATGGAACAACTACAGCAGGAACATTTACTTCAGTAAATACTACCTTTGGTGGAATATTAAGGCAATATGTTACGCTAACTTCAACAACATATACGCTATCTGCGTATGTAAAAAAGAATAATTATCGTTATGTTGGGTTACGGTTTGGAAGTGTTGTAAGTGGTAATTTGTTTGCATTTTTTGATTTTGATACATTAGCAACCAATACTGTGGGAATTTCGGGTGCTACTTTAACAGCCACCGATGCTGGAAGTGGGTGGTATCGCCTTGCTTTAACTGCTCCTAATACAACGCTTGGTTCAACAACAATAGATTTTAGCACTACAGCATCAGATGGTTCATGCTTTACAAATCTTGGTGCTGGTCAAATTGTTAATATTTGGGGTGTTCAATTAGAAATAGGCTCAACAGCTAACACCTACATCCCTACAACCACTACAGCAGTCTACGGAACTCCTACCCTATCCTTTAGTGGAGTAGCAGGATTAGGATTACAGTCTGATGGTAGTTTATATGCTTCATCTGCTGGTACTGGTAATGTTCGTTTCTACACAAATAATGTTGCTTTAGAGCAAATGCGAGTTTCTAATACAACTTCTGCTGTTGATTATTTACAAGTTACTGGTAGTGCTACTGGAAATCCTGCAAATATTACAATGTCTGCTCAAGGTTCAGATGCAAACATTAATTTAGTATTTACGCCAAAAGGTACTGGTACAGTTAAATTTGGCACATACACAGCAGGGATATTAGCCCAAACAGGATATATAACAATTACCGATTCTGGTGGTACATCTCGCAGACTTTTAATAGGATAAAAATTATGGCATTAGAAAAATCAATTGACACAGATTACGGAATTCCAGCAACTTATTGGAATATTGGTGCAATTCAAGAAGATTTTAAAGGTTATGGTACTGAAATAACTTTTTACGGATATGCCTCAAAAGAAGCAAGAGATGCTGGAAAACAACCTTTATCCGCAGGCAAACTGCAACTTAGTGGTAATGAATATGTAGCTGGTGCTAACAGAGAACAGTTATATGCCATTATTAAACAAAAGCCTGAGTTTGAAGGTGCAGTAGACGCATAATGTTTCAAACTGCGTTTCAACCTAATGCGTTTCAAAATAACGCATTTCAGATCAATGTTGAACCCGCAGGTGGGGATGATGGCGGTCACTTTACCAAGGAAGAACTGCGTAGAATTCAAAAGCTACAGCAGAAGATTGGTGAACGCCAACGCAGGATAGAACAGGCCACCAAAGATGCTAACGCTTCTCGCAAGCAAGCCTTTAAAGATCTAATTGATCCTGTTGCAAAAGTTAAGCAATCTAAAGTACAATCAAAACAAGAGG